CAACGGCACGGTGATAGTCGGCTCCGCTTGGTTGGTAGAAGATATATCCGATGCAAAGCAAGGCGAGGCACACAATACTACCGATAAGAATATAGCGGTTACGAGCGCAATCAAATAAGCTTTTGATTCTTTCATACATTATACCCCTCCCATATAATCGGTAATACCACGAGCAATAGCGCGGACGATCGTATCTAAATCATTTGTAAGCATAGCATGGTCTTCTTCATTGTCAATAAAAGCCATTTCAACAAGAACCGCTGTTGCATCTGTGCCATTTAGGACCCAAAGGTCGTCGCGTTTCTTAACACCCCTATCCACGGTATTAATACTCCGGATAATTTGTGATTGGATATCATTGGCCAAGCGTTGCCCATTAAAGGACTTATAGAGGGTTTCAGTCCCTCGTGCTTGCGTGTTGAAGGCATTACAATGGAGTGATACAAATATATCTGCGCCCCAAGAGTCAGACTCGGAACATACAAGGCCTAAATCATCGTCTTGTAAAGTCCGAACTTCGCACCCTGCTGTTTCTAAATACCGCGCCAGCATCTTGCCCGCATCACGTGCCACATCGCATTCACGTGTACCATACACAGGATTAACTGCGCCACTATCTAAGTTAATATCGTGACCAGGGTTAATAAATACTTTCATCGTTTATCCTCCTTTTCTAATTGATCAGGGATACCGTTACCGTCCTTATCTATCCATAGCGCTAAGAAACCCACAAGGGCAGTTAATACACTAGGAATAAATATATGGTCAATAATAGTTATCCCGGTATTAATAATTTTTAGTGTCATATCGTCAGCATAGCCACGAATGAACACCATAATGTATTCGGTAACAACTAATAAAATAGGCACTAGCATCGCAAATACTAGCGCCCTGGTAGCAAATATTCCTGTAGGGTGGACATTAGCCACCCTGACAGATTGATATGATTTTTTAACTGTACTGATGAGATTTGGTGGTATGTTCATGCAATTCCTCCTTAATATCATCAACGCGAGCCTCGATACCATCAACACGAGATGTTAATTTTACGTGCTCTGTGTATGCTTTGGTTCGTTGCTCACGTGAAAGTTTGATTTCTTCTTTCAAGTCCTTCAACGTATCGGTAAGCGCTCCCATTTTTTCTTGGAGCATCAGATTATCTTGCATTCTTTGAAGGTCTAATTTTTCAAGTAAAGGAATAACCAACAATCTATACCCTGCCCCAGCAACTACACCTACTATTGTGAGCGTAGTTAAAATATCATTTAGTTCAAATTGCCATGTCCACATTCAGCAACTCCTTTCTATTCCCATGAAATCAGTTAATTCTTGCCTTTCTTCTCCATGTGTTAGCTAATTATTCATTATTTAACTCCTATAAGTGTTCTAAATCAGCTATACGTTTCTTTAAAGCTTCAATATCTTTATTGTATTGTTCTTTAGGAACATAGTTATTTAAATCGGAATACTTAGCAAAGGATCGTGCTTGAATGTTATTAACATAACGGCTAGCCGCATCGCCAGGCGTTAAGGCGTATTGTCCAATTTCCGTTTTTCTAATAAAACTACCTAAATCACCTTTATAAGCAAACGTTTGAGCCGCCCAGCCTTTTTGAGCATAATGGTTATTGGCGTCTGTTCTAGATAAATAGTTATTTAGCTCTGTTTTGAGTGCGTATTTAGATAAATCCACACTACCACCAGAACCACCCGTACCGCCAGTACCTGGAGGCCCTGGTGGACCTTGCGGTCCTGGGTCCCCTTTAGGGCCTTTAAGTGCTGCAAGTTGTTCGGGAGTAAAATCACTATATTTAAATGGCTCACCATTATCGCCCTTCGGCCCTTTAAGTGCGTTAAGTTGGTCTTGTGTAAAATCGGAAAATTTAAAAGGTTCACCTTTCGGCCCTGGTGGTCCTTGTAGTCCTCTTTCACCGTCTGCTCCACGCTCCCCAGGAGTTCCAGGTTCACCTTTAATGCCAGGTGGTCCTTGCAAGCCTTGTTCGCCTTTAGCTCCTTTTAAATTCTCTAATTGCTCTGATGTGAACATATCATAAGTAAACGGCTTCCCTTCTTTACCAGGATCACCTTTAGGGCCAGGGTCGCCTTTACGACCGTTAACGCCATCTTTACCGGGAGCACCAGGGGGGCCAGGAGGACCTTGAATACCTGGAGGACCTTGAATACCCTGTAACCCTTGCTCACCGTTTATTCCGTCAACACCATTTCGACCAGGTTCGCCCTGTGGTCCTGGAGGACCTTGCGGTCCAGGATCTCCCTTTGGGCCTTGCAACTTAACAATTTGCATATTGTCTTTGACTTTAATATTTTCATCACCGTCTTTGATGTGGATGCTATTAACAGGAGAAGGTTTCAAATATACGTTTTCTTCGTTCATATCATTTCCCCCTATTGCTGATACCTTCAATTATGTCAACTTGCCCTTTAACAAAGCATTTAATAGGGCGGTTGCCATTCCAAAGGAATAAATCCCATTGATATTTACCAGCTTCTAAAGTGTTTGTATCAAGTGAAAGAGTGATTTTAGATGCTTCATCGTTTTCTAGATTGTCAGTAGATACGCTAATATCAAACTTTGCTTTATAATCTTCGTCCGTCCGATATTTACGAACACAGGCGAATAGATTTTCACTCGCCACAACATTGTTATACCCAATGTTAAGAGAAATTATCTCCCCTTTGATTGCATTAAAGTTGTGTAAGACTGGTAGCATCTGTATCATCCTTGTCTGAATTTAGTAAATCATTATGTACGCATCCTTCAGTTGGACACGTTCCATCATCATTAAGAACTTCCCAACAGTACTCACAGAATTCCATTACCGGAACTTTACTATCACCGATATATTTAGGCATATTATTGCACCTCCTTGATTCGTGCTACCATTTCGCTATTCAACTTGATATATTGTGCACTAATTGCATTAGTAGGTTTCCCCATGAGTAGCAATCGGCGTTGAGCCTCTTCTAGTGTCTTAAATCGCGGTTCATACTCTGCTTTTATGGCGTTTATTTTTTCTTCCTTCGTCGGAATGTATTCAACTACTGGCGCGTCTTCGAACATACCATCCTTATAAATTTTTCCATCGAGAAAGGCATCTAGCATGTCATCCCCGCCATATATATATTGTGCTGCATCCGGATATTGTTCTTTAGCTTGCTTAAGCAGAGCATCTTTACCGATAGGTACTAACATATTATCTACAATTGATGTGATGCGTTTCCCTTCCGCGTCAAGGACGTGGATATAATTATTCATATATACCTCCTAATTAATGAAAGGATATAACAATGAATAGTACCATTAAGCACTACCCAAGAAATGCGTATCTTCGCATGCACCGCAAAAGTGCATGTGTTGAAACGTTTAAAAGTATCTATGAAAAATGGCTGCCTACTCGTATTGGAATCGTGAGTAAGTCAGCCATTGAATCATATCGCATTGCCTATGATCATATTCAATCAATTGCTAATATTCCTATTAACTTAATCAAATACTCTGATATGCAATGCGTTATTGATATCATGAGAAATAACGGCCTTTCTTATGCATCTGCTAAGAAGGTACGCACGTTACTCTCATTACTGTCTAAGTATGCAATTGTTAATGACATTGATATTAAGGATTACACCTCTTTTCTTAATCTTGGCCATGATGTTAGCGTATATCCTCACAAGCCATTCACTCGCCAACAGATTAATCGATTATGGGGCCTTAATACTACCGCTACTTACGGAGTTTTAATACTCCTATATAGCGGAATGCGATGTGGTGAATTGCTATCGTTACGTAAAAACGATATTAACCTCCGCACTAAATGCCTTATAGTACGTCAATCTAAAACTGATGCTGGCCGTAATCGGTTAATTCCTATTCATAGTCGAATATTACCAATAGTTACAACCTTGTATCACAATTCATCTGATAAAATACTACCTATTTCTTATGCTCAATTTAGCAAGCAATTTAAATCGGTAATGGCAGCTATCAAATGTTCCCATTCAACACATGACTGTCGTCATACAGTAGCTACTTTACTAGATAAATACGGCGCATCACCTACTGCAACTCGTGCTATTCTTGGGCATAAACATGGCGATATAACTACTAAAGTTTATACACATAAGGAATTGCGAGAACTCCGCAAAGCCATTGAGTTATTGCCATAGAACCAATGGGGAAAGTCAGACATTACAGTTGCTAGGACTATATATGATGGAGCTAGTAACTTTATAATACCTTTTACTTTTCCTCCGTTCGTCGCAGTCACTAACATAGCGCCGTCAACGTTAGATAATGATAATTGGACGAGTAGTGCCGTTAAAGAAATAACAATAAATAACTTCACTTATATGTCTGCACAAAATAACGTTACCTCTATACGTTGGGGTGCTATTGGATTTTAGCCAATGGGGA